TTCCTTGGTGTATGTCTTTGCGCCAGGAGCCTTTGTAATAGGTCTGTCACCTTTTAATTTGTTATCAACGTCTGCCTGTACAGCCTGGCTAAAAGCCTTCTCTACAGCATCTATTGAAGCCTTGCAGGAGTCAGCATCAGTGAGGTTCAGAAGATCTACTAAACTCTTTGGCAGGTTCTTCTGTTCAAGCATTTCCAATGCCTGACTCTTTAATTCTCTTCTGGTGATTTCCGCTTCTCTTTTTTCGAGGTCTTTGACCCTCTTTTCAAACTCATAGGTTTTCTTCTGATCAGCATCCATCTTCGCTAACTTCTCGGCTTCTGATTGTTTGTCTGCCAGTTCTTTATCCCAGGCCTTTTTGGCTTTAGCAAGGCGTCCCTCGATAATGTCATTCAGTTCTTCCTGAGTAAAAGTCCTTTTAGACTCCGTACTTGCCTTAGTAGCAGTGGATTTAGTACCCTGGCTGTTTTCCGTCTCACTTTTGGATGACGCATTCTGCTCACTTTGAGCTGATGGGTCTGTTCCAACTGTTCCTGCAGCATCATACATTTCGTTTGTTAACATTTCTTTCTTTACCTCCATTTAACGTCCGTACGACAACCTCCAGTGATCATTGCTCAGGAGTCAGGCAATAAAAAACGCCACATTCATAGTGACGTCATTTTACTAATAGTTGTTTTCTATAAACCCGGTACGCTTTCTTTAATACCTTTTAGTGTTTTAGCAATTCTTTGCATCACACTGTTTTCCGACAGATACTCCATTCCTATAAGCGTCAGTTCCACATATCCCATTTCTATATCTGGATATGATTGTCCAGAGATATACTGTACCGTAACTCCTGTAATGTAATAACTATCTGCCATCATTTTTATCAAGCGTGACCATTTTGGCAAGGAGATTTTAAGCCTTTTTGCGGATATAAGATCTGTATCAAAATCCTCATTATCCATATTGTCTTTTAGTATTTTCAGAATTCTGTATACTGTTTTAAAATCATCATCCATACCTATACCCTCCAAAAGAAAACACTCCGAAGAGTGTCTCTTTAATGCTATGAAATACTTCCGTGGGCCCCCCCCTGATTATTCATCAGCATCCCACATACCGTACATCGGCTGTCCAGGGAAAATTTCAGCCTCGAAGTATTCCTTACACCTTTATATTAACTCATTTTCTCCTAAAGTCAACTAGGTCATCTGAATTAAGTATTTTATTATAAAACTTTTCTGCTCTGTCTTTGTCCCTACCTATATACTGAAAATGTGTAACAAATTCTTCTGTGTTATCAACCCTGTTTATACCTACTTCCAAACCATACTTTCTTCCATCACTATCTTGATATAATTTATAAAACTTATAAGTATCCGAACCCCTTGTAGCCTTTCCTTTATAAACAAGATCATAATTTTTAATTACATCTGCTATTTTTGTAAAATGCTCTTCTTGGATTTGATTATTGTGTCTAGATAGAATGTATGCGATATCGCTGGTTCTTAAATAAACTGTTTCTCCATTAATACCTATTTTACCTAAAGAATTTGGAATTGTAGCAATTCTATAATTCCCATTAAAACCCATTCCTTCAAGCATGGGTATTATTTCTTTTTTTGTTAACCCATTGGGTATTCCTGTAATCGAGGCCCAATTATCATGAATTGAATTCTTGAAAGATTTATAGGAGTTGGTTTTTACAGAATAGTTTTTCTTTTCGGCATCCTTCTTGAATTGCATTAATTTCTCTTCCCCGTGAACTTCAACAAGGTTATTATACCATTCTTTATATGTAGTTCCAGCTTTGACAAAATAAGTTTTGCCGGTCTCAGGATCTCTGGCTCTGCGTTTCATACTCTTGAGTTCTTCCGGACTCTCAGACTCAACAGTTGTGGTTCTGCACCAAGGATGGAAAGGAGGATAGTTTTCTCCAACTTGTTTGTCCTTAAGCAGGAATATCTTACCATCCAGCTCTCTGCAAATATCAGATGTTTTCAAGTCAAGTGTTGCTACTATCATGTAATGCATGATTCCTGCTTCTTCATAAGCAGCTGCATCCATTTCGTTTGCAATGTAGGCTGATTCAGTTCTGACAAGTCTTCTTGCTTGGTTATAACCAACACTGTAGCGTTCCATAATGGCTTTGCTGGCTTCATCTTCCGTTCTGCCCGTAAGGAAGTTCAACATCAGTTCATCTTTTACCGTTTCTGCCAAATGTTGAGTATTACTCCAGATTCTATCTGAAAAACTACTTCCTTCCCACTTTCTTTTAAGCAACTTGTCTACTTTCTTAGGATCCAACGCAGTGAAAGAAAACGCAGCACCGGTACGTGCCTGTATGTCATACATGGTTTCGTAATATGACTCATTTGCAACGTTTTTAAGCAGTTTTTCAGTTTGCCTGACATCCTGTTTATATATCATTGAAGCATTCTCATCAATGAGTTCCTGAACCTCCTGGAGCCTTCTGATTCTTGATGCATAAGCCGGTGATTCCAGTTCAGCAATAAGCCGGTCTTTCTCATCGCTTTTAGGCATCCGCTTGATTTTGTTGATCAGAGCATTGATATCATCCTTGTTCTTCGTGGAATTCAGCAGCGCTTTAGCTTCTTTATCAGTGAGATGATGTTCTGTCTTAAAACGATTGTAAATGCCGGAGATCTTATCCCGGATGTACATTGAGGAAGATGCATAGTATTTTCTCATCTGCCGAGCAACAGCTTCTGCATCTTCCATTAATTCCCACATCTGGTTATCTTTGCGCCTAAGCCAGTATCTTTGCTCCTTCGTAAGATTCTTCATCTACTTCATCCTCATCAGATCTGTTGTTAGCAGTCCTTCCAAACATTTCCTGCTGACGTTCCATGTTTTCCTGTTTCTCTTGTTTTAGAACTTCAATCTCACCGTCAGGATCCTCGACAAACGGCAACTGGCTGATTAACGTCTTCTGTGACACTCTACCGTCCAGATTAGCAACGATTTGGGACAGTTCAAGCATATTCTTAGGCAGAGCACGTTTGAACGTTACAATAATTGCTGTTGGATTCAGAGCATAGTTCTTAAGATTCAGAAAGTTACAATACAATCTGATTCTCTTTTTTAAGCCCTGCTGATAATAACGTGACTTTGTCTTTGTAATCATTTCAAGGCCCATCAGTTTGTATTCCATGGCAACACCGGAAGTATTGCCAGCAAAGTTCTCATCTGACAGATCCGGGACATGCGAAAACGTATAGATATCGTGCTTAATGGCTTTTCTAAGCACTTCCACACCGTTTTCGTCAAATGTTCTGGTGATGTATTCAGCCCTGGATCCTTCCGGTAATTCAAGCAATCTTTCCTCTTTGAGCGTCTTCATGGCTTCGGATGTCTCTTCATCGTCATCGCCCATAATGGCTCCATACAGGACCATGATTGAATCAAGGAACTGTTCCTTATCATTCAGTCTGTCTGACATTAACGTGTTGTAGGCATCAATTAAGGAGATCTGAAGTTCAAAATCACCCAAGCAGTATTTGTTATTCTTGTAGAAGATAACAGGCACCTCACCGAAGTTATGCGGTCTTGGTTCCTCTGTAACTATCGTTTTCTCTTTGTACTCATGGTCCAGATCCAGCTCATAGATATAGTGCTGAGTCATGACAAACGCCTTATAACGCATAACCTCGATATTTACTGGCTTGTATTCCCAGTAATACACTGCGAACAGTTCGTTCTGTTCAATGGTATCGTCATAAACCATGAAAGTGCTGATATTTGATAGATTCTTGCTTAACGGTGTTGCTTCGTCTTCCTTGGCATATACAAATTCATATGCACATCCGCCAATTGATAGGTCCAGGCCATTGTCATGGTCAACATCATCAGTTGCAGCAACATCAAATGCATCTGTCAGTTTATCCAGAGCTTCATCATTCTCTTCTTTGGTGGAATAGTTGATGGCATTAGCAAGGAAGTAGCCTACAGCAGTATTTGAGATGTCCTGAGCGTGATTGCAGACGACCTTGTTATTTGGCGCAGAATCGTCTTTTTTCGTTCTTCTGACGATTTCCTGATCACCATTGTAATAAGCCTGGCATTTGATTAATTCAGGCCGTAAATACTGTTTGTGTTTGGTTATTAACTTTGCCAGCACTGCTTTATCTATTGCTGTTTCGTCATAATCACCTTCATATATGAAGTCAAAATATTTCATTTTCCTTTCCACTCTCCTTTTTAAGAAATGCCATACTTAGCCTTATCCCTTACTCTGGCCTTTTCTGTCTTACCCTTAATGTATCTGTTGAGACCATACCTCATGGCATCAATGGTATGGTTATATGTATCTACCGGTTCGTTTATGTACTCTCCGGTCTTTTTGTCTTTCTGCCAGGTGTAGTTCTCTAGCTCCTCAATGACCTTAAAACATCTTTCATCCACGATCAGTTCATACTGTAACAGCCACTGGATGCCGTGAATAACACTGTCTTTGCCTTTTTCTGTGGCTTCAATGTTTACACCTGTTCTCTTAATTTCAGCAATGCTCTTAGGCTCTGCAGCATCAGCGTAGGACTTGTCTTTGTGCAGGCCTAAATCTTTCATGATCTGGGCTATTTCATCGTTAAGCATACCCTTTTTAACATACTCACCGACAATGTAAATACGCTTTTCCTTTTCGTCTATGTACCCCCAGACTAATGCACTCGGATCATTGGTATAACCAAAGTCCAAACCAATCCATTTCTTCAGACCGGCAATCTCGCCATCTGTGATGATCTTGGCAGTATAAGTAGGGAATACCAGCTTATCAAGTGTTGCAAACTCACCTAATGTGTAAATACGGTAATATGCAGGGTTCCTGTATTGCATCTGCTCCAGCTCATGAACGTATTCCGGAGCCAGGAACCTGTTGTCTTTATATGTCGTCCTGATGATCTTGCAGCTGTCAGGAGGATCTGCAGTGAAGAAGTATTCATATACCCAGTTTTTCTTGCTGACTGGGTTAAACATCAAATAGATCTGCGGATATTCCGCTTTAGGTCTTAATCTGAGGTTCAACTGCGTAAACTCTTCCAGATTAAGTTCTGTTGCTTCTTCAATAACTATGTCTGTGATACCGTCAATTGACTTAATCTTTTCCGGATCATCTAACCCTTTGAAAATGAAAATAGAGCCGTTAGGGAGCTCTATTTCAAAGTCTGATCTGTTTATCCTGCAATATGAATAAAACCCGCTGGATTGCAAATGTGAGATCATCAGGGACCATATGCTGTGCTTGATAGTGTTCTGTATCTTTCTGACTACAAGTATCTTTCTCTTGCTGTTTAAAGCCTTCAGCAATACTTTTTGAGTTGCACCGTAACTCTTACCAGATCCGGCACCACCCATGTATACCTCCGTTCTGTGGGTATAATCGGATATGCCTTCATACACCCAATCATTGAAGATCCGGGGATTAAGCCTTCTCGCCATCTATAAACCAGTCCGTTTCTATCCGTTTGACTTCAACCTTGTCAATGTACTGGCCATCCATCTTATTCAGCAAATCCAGGGCTTTGAGCTTATCAGCTGTTGTGATCTTTTCACCCTTAATAACACTTGTAAGCCATCTTTTTCTCTCTACAGCAGTCAGGATCGACTCGTCCTCTGCCTTTTTCAGAAGTTCCTGATACCTTGTCTGAACCTTGTCTGTTTTTAAAAGATTACTTGCTTTGGAATCAACGCTTTCACCCTTCCATTTAGCAGCATTTGGATAGGCTTCAATGTATGCCTGCCTCTGGCTGTTTCCCTTGACTAAGGATGCTACAAAGATCTCCTGCTTTGGTGTCAGCATACATTCCCTCCTTTCAAGGCATAAAGAAAGGAGCGTTTCCGCTCCGGCTGCCATGTTGTCCACATACAATATAACATAGGTAGGGGTTAACAGGGTTAACAACTTTGACTTTTAATATACCTTTTGACTATCAGGAAGGCAGTTTCTTTGTTTTGACTGTTGCAGCATTTGATTGCTGTTTGTCTCCAGGTATATCCAAGTAAATAGTGGTATCTGATAATAGCCTTCACTTGGCTATCATCTACTTCATCAATCCATTGCTCAATACGTACAACCTCTTCCAGAAGCATTTTCTTTTTTTCAAGTAGCCTTGTACGCAGTTGCCACATTCTGTTTACCCAGGCCTCTGTGGGATTCCCTGGGACTCTTATTGAAGATCCATTGCTTAAAACATCGAAAGGGTTCTGTGCGCTTGGAATCGTCCCCCACTTTTCCAAGTCTTTTATTTGCTCTTCAATGGACCTTATTTCATTTCTCAGGCCGGTAATCCGTCCCAGGTCTTCCATTCTCATAGCTGTCTACCTCCTGAACCAACATGGCCGTTTTCCTTAGATCAGCAATATAACATCTATGTATTATGGAAATAACTTCTTTATACTATCAATACACGTAGTAGTAATATCTGTAAACTTATGCTCATCGACTGTGTTTTTGAATTTAATCTTCACTGAAGAAGATAATTCGTCAGTTTCCAGATAACTGATATCGTCCAGATTTATGTAAACTACATCACCAACAATATCTTCCAACTTCAACATTTTATTCTTGGTCATACAGTTTCACCAGCTTTGCAATTTGAAGTTTCAGCATTCCGTTTTCAGCTTCCAACTTTTCAATATAACTGACTATCCGGTTAACTAATTCGACGCTCATTTCACCATTGTGATATAACTGGTTCAGCGCTTTTTGAATCTCAGGCCTCATTTTCTTCCTCCCAATCTGCGACCATTTTTAAGACATCATCTTCCCAAAAGTGCCAATAACAATCAATTAAGTCTTTTGATGCTTTGTGGCTTGCATAGTTCTTTATCCACTCAATAGGAATTGCTTTGACTACCGTAGCACGTTTCTCAATTCGTTCCATTATACTGTAACAAGCCCTCAACACCGCCTGTTGTTCATCGTGTGGAAGGTCGTCAGCATCCCACATCACATCAACAATAATGGTGCGTACTTTGTCAGCATCAATTAGTCTCATTTTCTTTCTCCTAATTCTTCCTAATTCTTCCTAACTTCATACTCTTTACGAAATGATTTTTTAAGCACAAAGCACTCGTTGCTTACAAAGCCTGGACATTCGACAGGTTCCTCACCAATAAACCCTGCATCATATTCGCAATAACCGCATACGGTATCGTCGCCATGTATCTCTCTTACATATCGGCAGAGTTCTTCAAATTCTTTTAACAAGTCATTCACTGTCTTTGCCATTTTCTTCCCTCTCATCAGCAAAGCCACTACCTGTAACTTTAATTAGTTTTTCTTCTATTTCCCTTAACGATTTCAACCCCATATTTTTAACTCTCGTTATTTCACTTTTAGTCTTGCCTTGCAGTTCTTCTATCGTTTGAATATTTGCACGTGCCAATAGATTATATGCTCTTACTGATAAATCTAGTTCTTCAATATTAGCATCTTTTGAATGTATTGCTCTCATTGTTTTAGCAATGATATTGTAGCAATCGTCACAAATTGCAAAATAACGTTCTCCAATATGAAGCTCTCTTTTCTCTGCCAACTTCTCATCAATTACATATTCTTCCGATATTTCTTTTCCGCATAAATCACAGTAGTATTTAACTTTTCTCATTTTCTTTCTCCCATTTATTGTGCTTTTCCAAAACCATCTTCCCTGATGATATAAGCATTAACTAATTTGTGCATACAGTCTATAGGAGTATTAGCGCATGTTTCACCTTCGTGATACCAGCAAAAATATCCATCGCCAGAGTTATTTGGCCTTTTAACCTTACCTAGTTCATACTTGTCGCCATTGACATAAATAAAATATTCACCGTTCTTAAACTGTTTCATTTTCTTTCTCCTAATAATCGAACATCATAAGCACAAATGATAAAAATAGTAATGTAATACCAACAATTGCTAACCACTTACTCACTTCTTCCATTTTCTTTCTCCCACGTATGTATGATTTTATTCACGATCAAGCATATTACTGCCGACCAATTCTTCTTGGTTATATCAAGATATTTTCTGCATAACCACTCGACAGGAATTGCCTTATTGTCTTTCATTCAAATAAATCTCCTATATAGACAATGAGGTAAATTATCATCGCTATTGTCACTGCAATAAACAGAATTGCGAGTG